CGCCACCGGGTCACCCTCGCCGTTGACGTTGGCTTCGGCCCGGTCAACTTCATCGAACAGCACTCGGCGCGCCGGTACTTCGGACAAGTTGGCCGCTGCGCCCGCCGTGACGATGAACAGCGAGCCGCCGATGTACTCCTTGGTGTCTAGGGTGTTTACGGAATCGCGGGATCGGGGTGCGGCCACGCGTTCGGCCAGCTCGGGCACGGCGGCAATGGTCTTGCTGATGCGGGTGCTGGTTCGCTTGGCCAGTTTTCCTGTGGGCAGTATCCACAGGAAGTTGGCCGGGGACTGGTGCACGCTGGCGGCGAACCAATTGAGGCCCACCTGGGTCTTGAGCATTTGCGAAGCGCCCATGAGCGCCACACGCTTGCACGGGTGGTGGTCGCTCAGGGCTTGCATCACCATGCGGGCGTGCGGGGTGCGGCTGGTACGGTACTTTCCGTATTCGTTCGCGCCGCTGTCTTTGGGGATCACCATGTAGGCGTCTGACCATTGATCGACCGGCATGTTGGGGTCAGGCATCAGGCCGCGCGCGAAGGCGGGGTTGACGATGTCGATGCCGGGGGTCATGCTGCTGCGCTCACTGTGCTGGCACCCAGCTTGCTGCTGATGCGGTGCGTCATGCTGTCGAGCAGGGCACGGTGTTCGCGGTCGATGATGGCTTCACAGTCCTCGGCGCTGGTAAGTGCGGCCACGTCGGCAGCGATGCGGCGCGCGCAATTGGTCAGACCGTCGCGCATGGCGCGGGCGATTTCAAAGATGGCGGAATCGACTTCGGTTTTTTCTAGATATTTGCCCTGCATTTCTGCCAGCTTGAGTCGAGCAATTTGGGCCTCGGCGGCTTCGCGCAGGGTTTTGGCGACGTGGTAGCTGGTGATTTCTGTAGATTCCCCTTCGGTGGTGGGCTGTGGGGGTGCTGCGGCGGCGGTCGTGTTGGTTGGCGTGATGGCATACAGGGTTTTAGAGGATGGGTGGACGCGATCGATCAGGGCTATTTTTGCCATTTCGACGTCGATCTTTCCGTCGTTGTCTTTGCTCAGGATTCCGCGCTTGACCAACTCGTGCACAGCCTGGCGCGAGACGCCCAAGTCCCGAGCGAGCCCGGACTCAGTGAGTTTTTGAGGCTTTGTCGATGGATTTGATACCATTGAAAAACTCCAGGTAAAAGGCGTGAAGGGCTGCGTTGTGGTGGATGGTGCTTTGTTCGATTCGGGGGTTGGTGTTGACGTTGGCGCTAGATTCAACGACAAGTTTGGTGTCAGCATTCGAGCATAGAGTGATTTTGCTGTGATTTTTGGCGACAACCAGGCGGCACCCATAGACGTCGCACATCTTCGTGAATTGCTCGTATTCGTCGCCGTAGCTGCCGGGGAAAATCTCGCCTGCGTAGAGGTCGAACTGCTCGATGCGGCCAGCTTCCAGCCATGCAGATATTTCAGTCAGGTCGTTTTTGGCGATGCACCAAGTGGACATCAGTACATGGTCGAGGTGGCTCACGCCGTTGAGGATGTGGCGCAGGTAGCTCAGGCTGTCGATGTCGCCCCGGCTCATGACGTGCCAGCTTTCGCCGTCAGTGAAAGTGGTTGGGAGCAGCTCAGACAGGTGGGCCTCGGAGGTGGCGCGGCGCATGTGGTGGCGGTTTGCGCTTTTGGTGGCGCGGGCTTTTTCGGCCTGGCGCTTGTCGGCCACAAATTGGCGACTGGCGCGGGCGACTTCTTGGGGGTCAAAACCTTCGAACATGTCGGACATCATTTTGCGGCCTCTTTCTCTTTTGCTTTGGTCAAAACTTCACGCGCCCAGTCGGCTCCGTTGCGCAGCACTTTGGCTTTTAACTCTGCAGACACAACAAGCTGCAGGACTGGCGATTTGCCAGCGCCTTGCACGCTTTTGCGGCCTTGCCCGCGCTCGGCGGGCGGGCGCTTGGCGGGGGTGGTCATTTAGTCTGCCCACACCACTTCAATTGCGCGAGTCTGGTCGTTTTCTTCGTATGTGTCGAAGTGAGCGTCATCAGTATCTGTTTTTTTATTCCAGTCGCTGCGCGAAACGTAATCCACAAATTCAGCTTCGCCAAGCCACTCGCCTGTTTCTTTGTCGGCTTGGACTTTGTACTGTGGGTAAATTTTGCCGGCATAAGCATTGAGCTGTGGACCGCTTGCCACCAGCACAGAGCCATCTTCAAAGGTGTAGATCGTCGCTTCATTCGCCCAATCCTGATCTGTAGATTTCGCCACTTCTTCAGCAGACTCCATGCCTTCGGAGCTGTTGCGCGCTGCTGCCAAGATTTCAGATGCTTGTGTCATTTCTTTCTCCTTGTTGGGCCTGCGGTATTGCCTGCCCTTGGTAGTTATTATATTATAGAAACATCATTTATTTTCATTATTTTTATATTTATTTATCAATCAGTAAAGCAAGTGTCAAGCAAATGGAAACCCCAGCCGCTAGCGCTTTTTCGCGCTCTTTTAGACCCGTATATGGGATGGCCGGGGAAGGACCCAACAAGGGGGGGGGCCTGGGTCATGCTGCACGCCTGGCGTTGAATCGGTCGGTGAAGAACTTGGCTTCGTTCTCGAAGATGGCGGGGAACTTTGTGTTGATCATCGCGATCACTTTGGCATTGATGCGCTTAGCATTGAACATGCCCGCCACATTGATCGTCTGGCGTGCCTCGATGGGTAGGCGTGACTTGCCTGAACGGATCATCACGGTCTTGCCACCATTGATCATGAACGAGCCCGGGATGACCTGCCGCGGACCATTGCGCTTGATCTTGAAGCTGACACCCTTGCGGGTCTGTCTGGCAGAGAAGTGAGCGAGGTTGAGGCTGCGTGCACCAGGCTTCGATATTGATGACAGCGTTGCCTCAAGGTTGATCCGTCCACCCGATGCCCGCGCCCTGGTGATACGCAGAGACTGATTGACTGTCGACGCCGACAGATTGAAATCAGCCCGTATCTCTTTGCTCATCGCAGTCTTGGCTTGGGCCACGGTCTTGTTCAGGGCTGATGCGGTGGCCTTGGCTGCGACGTCCTTATGCAGCTGTTCAAGGGCCCGCTGCACCTCGGGGAAGTTGGTCGTGATGGTCAGCTGCATGCTGGGCTCCCGGTAGATGAGTCGAGGTCTTTGAGCGCGGCCAGCACTTGCTCTTTGCTGGGCCTGCCTGGGCGCATGGCGATGCAGGCGAGCATGCCCTCCTGTGCCGAGCGCAATGGTCGGGCAGAACGCAGCAGCCGCGCACAGCATGATGGGCAGTTCATGCTGTAGCCGCCCCAGTGCTTGCGTGACGCGGCGGCGGTGCAGTTGCTGCAGCTCACAGGTCTGCCCCTTTGCTGCTGAATGCAGTCTTGCGGGTTGGTGGCTCGCCAGACCAGTTGGTGAAGCGGGTCTGCTCCCCGATGTAGCCCAGGCTCAAGTGGCCGCAGCGGCCGTTGCGGTTCTTCGCCACGCTGGCCTTGGCGTAGTGCTGCCACTCTTCGCCGATGTCCGGACGCGACTGGATGGGCCTGTGCACGAAGATGACGACATCGGCGTCCTGCTCAATCGCGCCGCTGTCTCGCAAGTCGCTCAGGTTGGGCGTGTGGTCAACCCGCTCCTCGACCTTGCGGTTGACCTGCGCCAGGCAGATTACGGCAATGCCAAGCTCTTTGGCCAGCGTCTTGAGGCCGCGGCTGATTTCCTCCAGCTGGTATGCGCGCTGCTGCTTGCTGTCTAGCCCGGACATGAGACCGATGTAATCGACAATCAGCACATGCAGGCCATGCAGACGCTTGATGTTGCGGGCCTTGCTGCGCACCTGGTTGATATTGAGGCCACCCTGATCGGACACAAAGAAGTTCAGGGGCCGGCCCTTCTCCACCGCGTCCGTGACCCGGTCCCACTGCAGCCCGGTACCGAACTTCGGCCGCTTGATGGCCGACAGGCTGAGATGCCCCAGCACCGCGACCATGCGGTCCTGCACCTCGGAATGCGACATCTCCATGCTCAGCATGGCAACGCAATAGTCGGCGCTCATGCTCAGCCCAATCGTCATTGCCAGCGCTGTCTTGCCCATGCTGGGGCGGGCGCCGACGATGATCAACTCACCCGGGCGCGCGCCACCCTCAAGGTATTTGTCAAGGTCAATCAAGCCGGTGGACATGGCATTCGACTCGCCTGACTCGCGGGTGCTCAGGGCGTCCATGGCCTGCGCAAGGCTGTCATTCATGCTCAGCCAGTCATCCTTGGGCGATCCGTCGATCAGCTTCACCAGCTGGGCTTGGGCCAGATCAACCCGCTCCTCAATGCTGGTGCCATGGTCCTGTGCCAGGTCGGTGATGTTGCTGCTTACGGCCAGCAACGCGCGGCTCTTGAAGCGTTCGATGATGGTGCTGGCGTAGCGTGCCACGTTGGCCGAACTTGGCACGAATTGCGCCAGCGCGTGCAGCTCGGACATCTCGACAATGCCATCCAGCGCCACGCCGACGGTCACCACGTCGCACGACTTGCAGGACATGATCTGGCGCTCGATTTCGGCGTAGACGCGGCGGTTGACGGCACCGAAGAAATATTCGGCCTTGAGCGTGCTGCCGACGCGGTCATACGCGGCGTTGTCGAGCAGCAGCGCGCCGATGACGCCATGCTCCGCGTCCAGGCTGGCGATGACGTCGGCGGCGCAGGAATGGTCGGTCATGCAGCAGCTCCGGTTTTTTCGATGACGTGTTTCATGCCCTTGTCGGTCAGCAAAAAGTCAAGGTCGCAGCGCCAGTTTTCGTGCCCGGCACCGCGCTGGCCCCGACCCATCAGAAAATCGTTGTCCCGCGCTCGTTCGAAGAAATTCCGCATCCAGCCCAGCGCCTCGTCCGAGGTGCAGGCACGGGGTGATCCGTCGGACTTTTTCGAGGTCAAGACCCAGCGCCAGGTGCGGGTGATGCAGCGCTTGCGCTTGTCGTCCATGAGCCTGACCCGTGGGAGTTCGGGCAGCAATTCGTGGTAGACCTCGATCACCTGGTCAACCGGACAAGGCGGCAAAGGCGGCGCTTTGGCGGTTGCCAGCTTTTTGCTGGCGACGAGAACCGTAGGTTCTGTATTACTCCCTTCCCTTCCCTTCCCTTCCCTCTTGGAGTCCTCCGTGAGTCCTCCGTGAGTGGTGTGTGAGTCATCCGTGATTTGTGGCGGCGGGATGCTTGATGCAGTAGGCCGGTTGATGACCTGATGCTTCAAAAAGTTCTTGATTTGTAAGTACTTTTCGCCATTCACTGAATACTCAGTGAGCACTCCGTGAGTCAACAATTCAGCAATCAGCGGTTCGCAGTCAATGTTGTCTCCGGGGAAAATCTGCATCTTCAGCTTTTTTGCTGAGCGACCCATATTGCCGGAATCGTCCGCAAAGTTCCACATGCCAATGAACATCAACCGAGCGCTCAGTGAGCACTCCGTGAGTCGTTCATCCGTCCAGAAATCTGGTTTTATGGTTCGTATGCGGGCCATCAAGCACACTCCCGGATATCTTGCTGCGCGGCCATCAGTAAAACATCCTCTCTTGCTCAGCAAGCACGCTCAGCGGGTGGATTGCCTGGCCGGTGACGGTGCAGGGCCGGGTGTTGAGTTTGTCGCGCACCAGGCGCTTTGCGGCCACCAGCTCATTGACACGAGCGGATATCGATGACAGCTCAACGGTGCGTCCATAGACACGCGCCAGGGCCGCCTGAGCCTCTTTCATGCTCATGTCCTTGGCGCCAGAGCGGCAGGCGCTGGCGATGACCGATTCGATCTGGTCCGAGAGCGACTTGCGCGCAGGCAGCGATATCTGACCCAGCGACTCGCGGGAGGTGTCGGCAATGCTCATCATGCCGCCCGCAAAGTCGAAAACGGCGCGCCACCCACCGGCTGCAGACGCTCCATGCGGGCCACCATATCGGCCATGGAAGCGGCGGCGCTGGCGGCCAGGGTGGCGGCGGCGGTGAACTGGCGCTGCAGTTCGGCGGCCTCATCCTGCACGGTGATCGGCGTGGTGGGTGCGTAGCCCAGCGTCTCCAGCACGTAGGCGATGCCGCCGTGATACCCCTTGTCGCGCGCCAGCTTGAAGACCAGCATGACCTGATCGGGCGAGAGTTTGGCGGGGCGGTCTTCGCTCAGGCAGTCCAGCAGCTGGCGCTGGGCAGCTTCACGGCTCTTTTCGGGCCACATCTTGGGGCCGACAAGGGCTGATCCGCCAGCGGCTTTTACGCAATCCACCAGGGCACTGTTCAATGTATCCATGGGGGTGCCTTACGAAGGGTTACGAAAAAGAAAAACGGATTCGCAAGGGTTCGCATGGCCTTGCGCGGACAAAAAAAAGACACTTCGGTTCATGGACATTTCCTCAAACGAAAAAAAGCCCACCCGCTGCGCTAACACCGGGCAGGCCAAGGGTGGTACTGGAGAGCACCACACCACGAAACAGAATATTTGGCGTCATGGGTTACGCCACTTCGGGGTCGGCAACTACGGGGGCCAGTTCGGGCCAGTATTTTTGCCAATCGGCGGGGCGCATCTCCTGGCAGGTCACAGCGCCCTTGGTAAAGGCTTCGATGGCTTTGCAGTGTTCGGCAGGAATGGATTTGCCGCCATTAACGACGTTGGAAACAAATGCCTGGGATACATCAAGTGCTTTTGCCAAGGCCATAGACCGGCCACGCTCTGCTTCAATCCAGTTTTTAAGATTCATGCGGCATTATTAACCATTGGATTAGCAGTGGTCAATAGCCTTTCGTTAATTCCAAAAATTAACCAATGGCTTTTTAATGCACCGTATGCAAACCGCATCTGAAACCCGCCGCGCACGCCTTGAAATGCTCATCAAAAAGCACGGCAGCATTGCGGATCTGAACGCCTTGCTGGAGTGGGCGCGAACTGACCCCAAGCTGGCGCAGATACGTAGTGCAAATTTGAGAAGCGGCAGAGATAAGCCGTACCAAATGGGCGATGCCATGGCCCGTGAGATTGAAGAAAAGTTGTCGTTGCCCGTCGGCTGGATGGATACACCACCCAGCTACCTCGAAATCAACGGAGACAACGACCCGCGCACCAAAGTTATGCAGCTCATGGAGGCCATGCCGCCGGACCAGTGGCAAACCGCGGTGCGCTTACTGGATGCTCTTGCGCAACCAGCCAAGGGAAACGGCACAACAAGCCACTAACGACGACAAATACACATCAAAACCAAGGGGAAACCATTGAAAAAGCCAATAATTTATGCAGTCATAGCAGCAGCCATGTCACTGGCAGCACCTGGTGCGATTGCCTCAGAAGCAGCGGCACGCGAAATTTGCAAACAATTCATCACGCGCAGCGGCTACTCGGTCAAAGACTGGGGCGAATATTGGAATTGGACAACCATTAACAACCGAGATGGCACGTGGAGCGTTGGCGCCCGAGTTAACGGCCTGCCGCCAGGGGGTGGGCTTACCAATATGTACCTAACGTGCACCGCCAAACAAAGCGGCGACCAATGGATGCTTGAGAAAATCACAAGAATTCAGTAAGGACGCACCATGAAGTCAGTTTTTGCTGCCATCCCACTCGTGGCCATGCTTGCAGGCTGCGCCACCGCCCCTCCCAACACACCAGGCGCGGGCAGCGGAAAGGCCTACACCCCAGTCATCGACATGCAGGGCATCAACTCAGAGCGCTACATGACCGACCTGGGTGACTGCCGGGCCTACTCCGGCACCATCAACGTACAAGACGCATCCGTCAGCGGCGCCATTGGCGGCGTCATTGTTATGGCCGCCCTTTCCGCCATGCTGGGTGGCAACCAACAAATGAACACCCAAGCAGCTACCGCCGGCGGCTTTGCGGGCCTGTCATCACAAGGCGGCAAAGCCATTGGCAAGCAAGAGCGCATCATCATGAACTGCATGGCCAGCCGCGGCTACCGCGTGCTGGACGGGGCAGCGCCCGTGCAAGTAATCTACGCGCAGCAGCAGCCGGGCACAGCACAAGCCGCCTCACCCTACAGCTACCCCGCGCAAAACACCCCCGCCAACAAGCCAGAAACTTTGGGCAAAGACGCCTACCAAGCCGAGAAATTTGCGAAAGAGCAAGCCTGCACCCCTACCCCTGCGCTGGCCATGGCCGCCAAAGGCCCAGGGTTTGAAACCTACAGCGCGGCCTGTACCTCGGGTGACACGCTCATGATCAAGTGCGAATTTGGTAATTGCCGGGCGCTGCGCTGAGCTCTCAAGGCAACCAAACCAGCCCGCACAATGCGGGCTTTTTTACGCCCAGGTATTTGGCAGCGTCTGGATTATTGCAAAAATAATTAACCTTTGGCTATTGCACAAGCTAATCCATTGGTTAATAATTCACCCAATCCCGCAAATTCCATCGGGCAAGGAGTGAAAAGTGCAGCCATCAACCTATCCCCTGTTCACGGTCTCGTGCACAGTCAACATCAAGCTGCCTGACAGCCAGGCCGAAATGGTTGCGCTTTATGGCAAAGCAGCCACGACTCAGGCGGTGCCAGCATGAGCGCCCGCATCACCCGCTGGCTTGCCGCCAGCCTGCTCGCCCTGCTGCTCTCCAGCGCCTGGATGCTGGACGGCCCAAGCGAGCTGCAGGCCATGCAGGACGTGGCCGCCGACCTGCATGAGGTCACCACCACCGCCCAGGTGCAACCATGAGCACCAACTGCTGCACCTATGGCTGCACCCAGGGCCAGGACTGCCCGGCCCGCGCCACCCCGGCCACCATGCTGACCAGCTGCGATGACCTGGGCCTGTGCCAGCACCCAGTAGCCGAATGCCGCGGGGCCTGCGAGCATCCGGTGCTCAACGGCGAGTCCTGGCACGCCATCACGCCCGCCGCGCACAGCTGGGACCAGCTGCTGCACCAGATGAGCGTGATGGCGGTGTACGGTGCCAGCTCTGGCATTGCCATCGGCTTCGTCATGTGGCTGTGGGAGCGGCTGGCATGAGCGCCCCCGACCTGCCCGAAGTGACCGACGCGCACCGCCAGGCCGCCTTTGCCGCCATGCATTGGCCCGGCTGGACATTTGAGTCAGCCATGCAGTACGACCTGCGCCGGCGCCTGATCGAGTGCCGCGCCCACCAGCTGCGCACTGCCGAGTGGATGAAAACCCATCAGCGCAGCGTGGAGCCGGTGCAGCGCTGCCGCCCCGGGCTGGACGGTCACCCGCTCAAGTGGTGCACCCAGATGGCGCCGGGGCCGCTGGTGGCGATCAGGCAGCCCGATTTATTGACCCCTTGTGACATGGAAGACAACGCATGAGCCCCATCACACTCACTGTCAAAGACACGCCCAACGGCGTGACGGTCGACGCCACCGGCCCACTGTATGGCCTGACCAGCCAGGCGTGGGTGGCGCGCGCCATGGTCGACGTGGCCAGCCACCTGTTTGTCGACTCCAAGCCGGTGCTGCTGGCCGGCGAGGCGGACCCGATCAAGACACTGCTCATCGATGAGGTCGAGATCGACCACTGCATCTGCGAGTGCGAAAACGGCCTGACGATTCAGGAGATTGAGACGCTGCGCTGCCAGGATTGCGGCAAGGAGATATTTGTATGATCCTCACCAACACCGGGCGCGAGCACTACCTTAGCAACCCGCCCACCACGCACACGGCCAACGTGCCAAGCCTGCGCGAGATTGCGCACAGCCTGGCACAGATCAACCGCTTCACCGGCCACTGCTCGCGCCCCTACAGCGTGGCCGAGCACAGCCTGCTGGTGGCGCGCATTGCGGCCGATGAATTTGACGCCAGCCCGGCCGTGCAGCTGGCCGCCCTGATGCACGACGCCCATGAGAGCATCACCGGCGACGTGGCCAGCCCGGTCAAGGCGCTGCTGGGCCAGGTGTGGGCCGACTTTGAAGACGCGCAGCAAAAGCACCTGCTGCAGGCGTACCAGCTTGACCGCGTGTTTGAGATCCACCACCGGCTGATCAAGCAATGCGACCTGATCGCGCTGGCCACCGAGCGGCGCGACCTGATGCTGTTCGACAAGACGCGCCACCAGCACTGGCCGCCGCTGGACACCCCGGGCCAGATGGTGTCCGCCAGCTGGCTTGACCTGAACGACAGGGCCCGCACGATGCTGGGATGGAAAGACAGGGCCTGTGCGTTTGAAGCGCAGGCCAACACGCTGCTGTGCGTGGTGCACGGCGACACCACCACCCGGACCGCTGGCATCACGTCCCGGCGGTGCGCAGCATGAATAGCGGCCACAACACACAGGGCATTCCCGGCACGCTATACCAGCGGCAAAAGCAGGCTGCCGAGCGCGCCGCCAGCCGCGCCAGCACCACTAAAACGCGCGGCCGCATCACCAGCGGCACAAGCAAAAAGACATATTCAGGCGCCGAGCTGTCAGAGCCCGCCGTGCGCCAGGGCGCGGATGACCACATGGCGCTGCCCAGCCGACACTTTGATACCCTGCGGTATCGGGACGGGCGGGAGGTGTCGGTGTGAGCAAGAGCCGCCATATCAACGCGCCCCGGCGCCAGTGGACCGGGCAGCTGCCCAAGTTCTGGCAGCCAAAGCTGGTGCCGTCGCAGTGCCTGGACGCCAAGATCATTCACTGGGACCTGATCGACCGCTTTGTCAGCGGCACCGCCACCCCGGCCGACCTGTGGGACTGGATCGAGACCGGCTACACCTACAGCCAGATCATGCGCCTGCAAGCAGAAGACGGCACCGAGTTCACGCCCGAGGCGCTGGCCGCAATGAGTGAGCAGCTTGACATCTACGCCAGCGTGATCGCGCGCTTTCGCATGACCGGGCGCGTCGGCTTCAACGGGCCCGAGCTGTGCGTGGCCCGGGCCGCCGCGCACGTGATGGACGGCCTGATCGACATCGACCGCCACGGCATCGCCGTCAAGGCAGCCCATTGGAGTCTGGCGCAGATGGACCGCATCGAGCGCGAGACCATGACGCTTAGATCTACCACTTATTCTGCGAGATTGAAATGATCCCAATCGCCCCTCTCATGGACTCCACCCAAGTCGCCGGCCTGCTCAAATGCTCCGAGCGCACCGTTGAAGACCATGCCCGCGCCGGCCGCCTGCCGGCCGTCAAATTTGGCGACGGCTGGATGTTCCCCACAGAGGCGCTGTTGCGCGCCGTCAACCGCCTGGCCGAAGAAGAGGCGGCCAAGCGTTCTGGACCCACCAGGCCTGCCGCCATCAAGCAAGCAAAGTGCAAGACGCGGCCTGATTTGACGCTACTGCTGTCGGCAAACGCAAAAGTCAGCGGCGCCGGCACGGCGTCCGCTGGACTGCTGGGTTAGATGCCGGAGATTGAAGATGCTGGAGAACTTTATGCATATGAACGCTGATGAACAACACGCGGTTGAGACATTCGGACCGCTCGAAGCCGACCCGAACGGCAAGAAACCGAACGAGGCTGGCGCGAAGCTGGACGCCGGAAAGAACCGGCTTGGCCTTGTGATGTGCGGTTTTGCGCGTGCGCTGCAAGAGGTGGGCAAGGTGGGCACCTACGGCGCGAACAAATACACCGACAACGGATGGGTTGAAGTGCCGGACGGCGAGCGCCGCTACACAGACGCCATGCTGCGCCACTTGATGCGCGAGGCGACGGGCGAGGAACGCGACCCGGACACAGGACTGCACCACGCGGCACATTGTTGTTGGAACGCGCTGGCGCGGCTGGACTTGGCGCTGCGGAAGGCATCTAACGCAGAGTTATGCGTAACCCTGAGGAAAACGATATGCACATGATAGAACGCTTGCAAGCCGCGATTGCAGCAAATGAGGAAGCCGACAAGCTGGCGATGACTTGCTTGAACCTGCAATACGCACGCAGGCTGGATCAGCTCGTATGCGATGCAGATAATCTTTCCCGCGACTTTGTGCGGCGACATGGCAGAGAGATGATTGCAGAAATAACCCTGCTCCTTAACACGCTGGCCGATGTTGTAGACCACGATTTTGCCTATGTTGGCGGCGAGGCAAGCACAGAAGATCCGAGAAGCCTATACAACCGAGTGAAGCGCGGGCGCGAAGTGCTGGCAGGGACGCGGCATGATTTACAAGGTTGAGTTTTCCGAAGGCGGTGTGTGCCACACAGGTTACAGGCCGCTTGCACTGGTATGGGCGAAACGAAAGGGCGCAAAAATGACACAGATAGATGAAACGCGAGAGTACGAAACAGTGCGAAGGCTGCACGCGACATCGCCTGAAGGCATGGAGCTTGATGCGCTGAAAACCTCAGCCGCTATTGCGTGGGGTTGGCTGTGGCATGTGACAACTGAGGATGACCGCGTGAAAACGGCGCGGCATCTGCTTGGACAGTTTTTGAACCGCGACATGAAGCGTTACGGCATCCAGACGGCCAAGGATGAAGGAGCACAAGTGAATGTGCAGGAAATTGAGTCCGCCATGCTGCGCGGTGAATTTGGTGACGCATAACGTAAAAGTCACAGGCTCGCCGGTCTTATCGGCGAGTCCGCGTGGACTGCCGGGTTCGGCGGCTGACTGATCGGAGAAAAGAATGAAAGCAACTGAGATTCTGCAAGAAGAAGATTTGGCGTGGCTGATCCGATTCAAGGAAACCGCCGAAGACGACAACAGTTACGACACGCCGAAGGCCGCGCTGAAGAGGCTGATGGAACTTGGCGTGGTGCGTTCGCTTGGGTTCGGCCGCTGCGCGACGACGGCCTTCGGTGACTGGTTGGTTGAGCAGCACTTCGAGCAGGCGCCAACGCTGCCTCTGAAAACCGAGGACGATTACTCGAAGACGCCGAACGCTGGAGTTGAACGATGAACGAAGTGAATGCGGTCGAACGACCTGTTATCCGTCGAGTGAGATGCTGGTGGTACGGACACGAGCAGCACCCGCAGGACTCAGCGCCGCCAGATGAGGCGACATGCATGCACTGCGGCGAATACGTGCCATACGGCGACATGGTTGGAGACACCCGCCACAACAGGTTAATGGAGCGGCTTCGGTACTGGCTGTTTCGCCGATGGATACCTAGCAAGTGCCCGGCATGCGGAGGTAGGTTTAGATGCCTCCAAGATTGCGATGGGGTGCCGTTTTGACGGATAACGCATAGCTGTGGGGCCGACCGCGGCCTTATCGCGGGCGGTCCCTACGAGCACCGTGTTATGCGGCGCGGATTTGGAGGACGGAATGAACGAACCGACACAAGAGCAGATTGGCGATGTGATAACGGCGATTGCCGCC